TTCATGAATAATTTGTTTTAACTCAATACGTTCCTCTTCACTGAAGATTGTACGAATTTTTACTGGCATAGGATCATAACTACTTGGTTTCTTCGATCTACCAGGTAAACTCATACCCTGTGTGTCAATTTTGTCTCTCATTTTACTTCTCCAATAATCCATGATCGCATACCAAATGGTGTATCAGCAATCAAAGTTTGAGTTTGTTCTGATACTTCTTTTGGCACCACTAAACAGAATCCAATACCAAGGTTGAATACATTACACATCTCCTTCTCGGCAATGTCTCCTGCTTCCTGGATCTTATTGAAGAGTTCTGGTCTCTCCCAAGCAGAGTAATCAACATCAACTGTAAGACCCATTGGAAGGCATCGTGGGAGGTTCTCAGGTAATCCTCCGCCTGTAATGTGTGCCATACCTAAGATAGGAACTTCATCCAATAGGTATTGAATAAGACGAGCATAGATGGTGGTAGGTCTCAACAACTCAGGCATCTCCTTATAGAAAATTTTATTTCTCCATAACATATCATTGATAAGCGTATATCCATTACTATGAAGACCACTGCTTTCAATACCAATAACTACATCACCTGCTCGGATGTTACTACCATTAACAATATCATTCTTCTCTACAATACCAGTGCAGAAACCAGCAACATCATAATCAGATTGTCTGAAATGTTCAGCAGTTTCTCCACCTATAAGTTCCATCCCCGCCATTGTGCAACCAACATTGATACCATACACAATGTCACTCACATTAGCATCTAATGTTTTGGCAGAGACATAATCTAGAAAATATAATGGTTTAGCACCAGAACATATAACGTCATTGACGCACATAGCAACAAGATCCTGACCAATAGTGGTGTAATCATCAGCAATCCTACAGATATTCATTTTAGTTCCAACACCATCAGCACCAGACACCAACACAGGTTTCTCATATCCTGATGGAACTTCCATCATTCCACTAAAACCACCAATCTTAGGTGCCAATACCTTTAGATATTCTACAAAGGAACGTCCTTTGATAATATCAACTCCAGAAGTTTTATAATCCATTAGTCTCTTCCTAAGCGAATGTATAATGTAATGAGTGATTGTGAGATAAGGTCACAAGAATAGGTAAATCCAATTTTACTTTCCTTGTCCCAATGTTCTCTTTGACTTTTAAGAAGTGTAGAGAACTCTTTGATCTTAGACCTCATCTCGTCTTTAGATAACTTATCCAGTGATTTTTTTGGTTGAATTGCAACAGCAGGTTCTGGGTTTGGTGCAACTACAGGTGAAGGAGGAGTAGGAGCAGCAGGAGCTGGTGCGATAATTTCCATTTTTTCTTTAAATAACTTATCCAATGATTTCTCCTGTGATAATACCGTCAAGGCGTTTTAGTTTCCATACAATGTATTCCATGGTGGGTACACACTGGGGATTCCATCCAGCAAAAGTGGAGTGTTCTCCGCTTGGAATCTGCCAACAGGGAGCATCATCGTTGTCAAGGTCTAGTGACTCACGATATGCTTCGTCACCGAGTAGAACAACTGCTCTCTCTGCTTGATTCAAACTACCGAAACAAGCAAATCCATTCTTCTTAATCTCCTCAGGGATTTCGTGTTTCATTGAATGGCAAGTGGTTGTAATCTATCTAGAATCTCACGATAGGCAGGAACAATATCACCTTCATCTTTTCTGAATAGATCCTTATCAAATCTTTCATCACTACCAATCTTCCATAGTCTCATACTATCAGGACTGATCTCATCGGCAAGATACAAATCACCATGAGCATCATAACCATACTCAATCTTGAAGTCAACCAGATCAATACCCATAATATAGAACATCTGACGGAGATAATCATTGATCCGTAGTGTCATCTCAATAAAAGGTTCTGGATCATATCCCATCAAACGCACACGATCTGGTGTTAGGAGAGGGTCATGCTTGCTATCATCTTTCAGAAAGAACTCAACAATAGGTTGTGGAAGTGGGGCACCTTCTTGAAGGGTTGTCTCACGAACAATAGATCCAGCAGCACGATTGCGACAAATAACTTCTAAAGGAACAATACTTACTTTCTTGCAAATCATCTTATTGGCACCAACCATATTAATATAATGAGTTGGGATGAGTTCTTTGGAAAGTTTCTCAAAGATAATAGATGAAATGCTACAGCAGAGGGATCCTTTTCCTAAAGGATGATCAACCATTTCACCATTACCAGCCGTCACCTTATCATGATACTCAATGATGACACGATCAGCATCGTCACCTTGATATACAGTTTTTACCTTTCCTTCGGTAATTACTTCCATAAAAAAGAGGGTGTTTAACCCTCATAGTATACCATTCTTCAGTTTGTTTGTAAAGGATATTTTTTAGTCTCTCTGACGCCAATCATCTGGTTTATCTCTTTGAAACCAATCTACAATTTCATCGGCATTATCAAACCCCGTTTTATAATTGGATGGATCGGGGTCACCTAAACCCATCCTATTCATAAAATCATCAATACTGCCCTCTTCAATATCTTGTGATGCCTGACGACGTGCTTTGTTCAACCAATCTCTAGCAAGAGTATGTGCTTTAGCAAGTTTCTCTGCCCAAATCATATCATCCAAAGGAACTTGTTCCTTATTTGCGATGCATTTACAAATAGATTCAAGACGAAGGCGATATGCAGTAGATAACATAAATTTATGTCTCTTTATTTTTATTTATTTCTACCATCAATTTTTTAGCAATTCGCAAAGAACGACGGTGTATCATATATTTTACCACAGGATTACGTGGATTGTTAGTCAACCACCACCAATGGCGTTTTATTTCAGTATTTGCTAACTTTGACCCATACACAAAAATAGCAGCAGCACGTTCATCGGTTACGATGACATATGCAACTACCACAGACATCCCTAAAAGGATTGTGTATGAGTGCATTAATTAAACTCCTTATTTCTGCGCTCATCCAAATACTGAACAATATCACTTCTCCATTCCATTAACTCATTAAAACACTCTTGATTGTGAGCACATTGACGAAGTTCATGATCTGGTTTCAGAACACTCTCATAAAAAAGACCGAGAGCATCTTTACGTTTTTCATGTTTTTGATCAGTCATTTGTCTCACTTCTTTTTAAGAGTTTTCCGTTGGTTGTTGATAAAATCAATAGATTGTTTATAGGTATTCAATACCTTTACCTGACACCCATTATGTATAATCATGAATTTCTTACCAAATGGAACGGCAGCCCACATTCCATCATTAGTAACATAACCCAACGGATCTTTTGGTTTTGGATCAAGGATTCCAGGACGAGAAACAAAAGGTTTAAGAAATCCCATCAGAAAACAGCAGTAACACTAACAACTTTGGCGTTAGGATTACGTGCTAAAGCAACTTGCTTTGCCTCTTGATAATCACGAGCACGAACTTGCTCAGTGAAAACTTGACCTGCAACGTAAAGTTTGACTTCGCATTTCATGGTGGTGTTCCCTTGATTACTTTGTAATTATAGCAGAGTGGAGCAGGGTTTCTGCTCCTGGTGTGACAGTTCTACTTCCGCACCACTGAGATAGCAGGTTCTCCCTGCTGGAATACGGTGTCCACCACTGCCTGAACGCTTCTAGCAGTGCCCACACCCACCTTATCAAACACTGGCACACATACCAGTCCAAAGGTTTTCTCAGCACCACCCAGGCGGATCACACGCCCAATGCTCTGGGAAATACCGATATAATCCATATTCCGCATAAAGAGAACCGCTTCTAAACCTTTCACGTTGATGCCCTCAGAGAGAATAGAGTGATGCATCACAACAAAACGAGTGTCATCCATTCCCCACTGATTGAGAGTCTTGAAGAATACTTCACGGGATACTTTCTTACCGTTGATAATAGCACCAGTCTTGCTAGTGATATACATCCAGTTGTAACCACGTTGCTGAAGTTGCATCGTGAAATCAGATTGTCCAATGAGACGAAGAATCTGCTTTGTAGAACGTGCAGCAATCAGAATTTTATTGATGGCATTGTCATCGATGGTTTCCAGCAGATTCTGTGAATCTGTGAGTTTAAAGTCTCCTTGTGGCAGTTGTTTAACAACCACTTTTGGAGGAAGAATATACCCTTCATCGACAAGCAAAGGAGCAGGAACATTACATAAAACTTGCCCATATACTGCTCCGTCGTTCATACCTGGTTTGAATACAGTCAGCGAATGTTTTGGAGTTGCTGTGAAGAAATAACAACGATCAGCATCGTTAGAAAAGAATTCAGTAGGAGGGAAAAAGTTACGCTGAACACTGTTGTGTGCCTCATCAAAGTAAATTGTATTCACTTCAATGTCTGCCTCTTGAATGCGATGCAGTGAATGATATGTGGTGAAGATGATAACATTCTCACCAGCAGTCCTTGCAGTGTTGTTAAACAGTGCAATTTGTTCTGGTTTGGTGCTACTGAAATACTCAATCTCACCACTGTGAACGTGCATCACATGAGTATGAGTGGTATCAATAATATCAAGAAATTCTTTGCAGAGTTGTTCTGCAAGAAGAATACGAGGGGCAACAACAACAAAAGTCTGACCACGATCAATCAATTCCATGTTAGTCATGGCATCTTCGATCATACAAATGGTCTTACCACCACCCGTAGGGATGATCACCTGACCTTTGCTGTTGTCCCACATTGCATTAACTGCTTTTTTCTGGTGGGGGCGAAGGGTGATCAAATGCTCTCCTGTCCTGTATGAACATATTATAGCAGAAAGGGATCCCCAAAGGAACCCCCTGTGCCACTAAAAGAACTGTTCTACACCAACTGGTTCTCCGAAACCATAGTCATATGTGAGAGCATCATGGCACACATAATGTGGGTGATCAATAGGAACACCAACCCTCTCACACATTTCTTTGTG